GGACAGCTGGTTGATCCGCTCCGGAAAAGTGACCTCCATGTCCGCTCTTTTCGCCGTGCTGTGGCAGAGCGAGTACCGCGACGCCGAAGGAAACATCTATCCGGTGCGCTTCGGGGTGCAGGATGCCATGGGCCACCGCACGGACGAGGTTTATAACTTTGCGGTGCTAAACCGCGGTTTTATCATGCCCAGCCAGGGCAAAGACGAACTGGCCCAACTGTATGCATTCAGCGATCTTGAGTTTTTCCCGGGAAGTAAAAAGGCGATACCCGGCGGGCTCAAGATGGCGCGCATCAACACGACCTATTTCAAGAACCGTCTGGCCAGAAAGCTGGGTGTTAAGCCCGGCGATCCGGGAGCCATGTATTTTCATGCCGATTATCCGGAAAGCTACGCCGCTCACCTGACCGTCGAAGAGGTGGACGACAAGGGGCACTGGAAAAACCCGAAAGACCGCGAAAACCATTTGTGGGATTGCGAAGTTCTGGCCACCGTGGCTTACGAGATCCTGGGTGTAAAGTACTGGCCGGCGCCACAGGCCGTAACACAGACCAGCAATGAGGAACCGCAACAGATCATCGCCGCACAATCCAGTTACCTGACAGGGGGCCGTAGATGACCGCAGAAACTTATCTTTATGTCCAGACTGTGGCCAGTCGTTTGAAAGTCTCGGAACGAACCGTTTACCGGCTGATCCAGGAAGGCAGGCTGACCGCCATCCGCATCAACGGCCGCGCCCTGCGCATCCCGGAGAGCGCCTTTGCCGGGTACCTAAAGGGTCTGGTGGTGGATCCGGATGCGGATCTGCGGGAGGTGGGCTGATGTATTGCGAACGGTATTCGTGCAACATGTCGGAGTTGGCCTGCATCGCACGCCGGAAAAACGCACTGCTCGAAGGCCGTCATGGCTCCCACGGGACCATGCCGGGGCGCAGCGATACGGGATGCCGGGGCTGCGTCCAGGGCGAAGCTGTGGCCAAGAAGCACAATCCTGATGAGGTTAAGGCTTACAGCGATAAGCTGCGCAAGGTTCGGACCGAGGCCTTGGCGAATTTTCAGGCCCGCAAGCGGCCCGGCAAAAAGATGCCGGCAACCGGAGAGGAGAATCAGAAGCAGATGACCGAAAAAAAACGAAGGGGCCGTCCGGCCAAACTGAACGCCGCGGCGCCGGCCGGTGCTGCGTCCGCGCTGCCTGAATCCAAGCTGACGGGGGACGAGCTCATCCCGATTCTCATCCCGATCCTGGTGCACGAGCGCGATTACCACCTGGCCCGGGCGCGGGCCCTGGACCAGGCCATCGCGGCCTTGGCGGCCTGAAAGGAGCATGTGGCGAAGATGGATAAAGGACCGATGAAGCACTGCGACAAGCACAACTTCGACTTTATGGGCTTTTTGCGGATGTGCCCCATCTGCCGCGGCGAGCTCATGGCGACCTTGCCGCATACCCCTTTGGGGCCCTGCAATATAGATGAGCAGTACATTCCCAACAAGACCGGCCTGTACCTGTCACAGCCACCGGCATCGGCGATGGCTATAAAGCCGCCGGCGCCGAAACCGGTCGCCAGGCCCGTGCAGATGGAACTTTTTTGATGGAGGAAGAGATGCGCGCGAGAATTACCCAGGCGGCCTTGGTGCTGGCAAGGTGGGCGGCGGTTACCGTGCTGATGGCCTGTTCGCTGCTGTTTGTGGCTTATCAAATTTGAGGGAGGGGAGGATTCAATGGAAAGAGTAAAAATTGACGACGGCACAACTTGGCCAGACCCAACCGGCGACGATTTTAGGACGTTGCACTGGCGGTTGCTTCATGCGCCTGAATCAGTGGATCGGGGATGCCTGATGGAAGCTGCCGCTGTCATCGATGCATATTCGAACCTGATATTGCACCCGGCATTTACCTTGAATGTCGTAACAAAAAAGGTGCGCGGGATCAGGAAAGCTCTGAAAAACAAGCGCTCTCGCTTGCTTAAAGAAGGGGGTATTATAGATGAAAATTGAGATCGAAGCGACTCAGCATCTTACCGAAATTCAAGGGGTTCCAGTGCGGGTGTGGGATGGCAAGACGGAATCTGGGACCAGGTGCAAGGTCTTTGTCCATCGGGTAGCAGTAAGCGCCGATGAAGATTGCACTCAATTCGAAGCCGAACTGAAAGAGAAGGTTCCGCCTGGACGGCATATCGATTTAAGGCACATTCTTTAGTTTGTAGCGAAGGTTTAACATGTCACTTAAACCAATAGATCCAACACTATCAGTTAGTCGGATAGAAGATATTGTCGATGAAATTTTCAAAAAGCTAAAAAGACGTGAATTGAGTCATGAGCGGCTGGCCAAAAAAGCAAAGACAGAATTGCGCTTGATCGATTGGAGAAGGCATCGGGGAGTGGCTAAGGCTTACAAGCAGGCCGCCGAAGAGCTGTTTGCGCTCTGTGAAATACCATTTTAAGGCGCACCCCATAGCGATTGGAAGTAAAAATGGAAAGCTTTGATAGGCTCAAACGCCAAAAGCAAGAAATGGAATTAAAAATCAACGAAAAAGCACTTGACGAGGCATCTGGTAAGCTTCGTAAATTACGCCTGACGAATGTTTCTGGTCGCAAGGAATACCCGGTGGAAACGGTTAAATCCGTCTTAAGGCGCGGCCTTTGAAGTCTGTACGATGATGCGGCAGTCACATATATTTTGCGGCATGGGATCAAGTATTATTTGGAGTCCATCCAGGGCTCGAAGTGAGGATAACGAGATGAATTTTCTATATTCAAAGCGTATTTGGCTGAATGAAGATCACCTCCCGTCAACCGGATCTGTAGTCGCATATCACGGCGATATTGCCTACCCGGATGGCGTTGATAAAGCCGTCGCTTTTCTTGAGATTTCCGATTGTCATGGCAAGGTGAGATTGCATTTCACTCCAACGGATTCGATGGATCAGTTTGTCAAAAAAATGGAAACGCTCAGGGGCGTTATTGACGATTTTATCTTGCATTTAAGGCCGACCGACAAGGCTCCTATCGAAGAAACGACCATGTTGCACCGTCCAGACCAAACATTTCCGGTTCAAACCAGGGACCATAAAGGCGGGCGTATCGATAAAGGCCCGTACATGTTGGCTTATGAAGTTTACAGCTGCGTTTATGGTCCGCAAAAAGCATTGATAGAGGGGAACTGTAGGGGCGGGTTCTCAACCTGCGAGTTGATCGCCTTTCTGTACGCGAGGTCATTTCCAAAGAACGAATGGCGGCAGCGGGTCGAGGAAGTCTTCAGTAATCAGGAAAATATTTAGTCCCTTAGCTGATATGTAAAAATGAGGTCAAAATGCCCAGGAACATGTCCTTTGCGATTACTACCGACCAAATACGAAGAAAAGAAAAGACGGTGACGCGCCGCAATGGCTGGCGGTTTTTAAAGGCCGGCGATATCGCCAACGCAGTGGAAAAGGCCATGGGGCTGCGCAAGGGGGAAAAGGTCAAGCAGCTCTGCCGGATCCGCATCATTTCCACCAGGCTTGAGCGGCTGTGCTGGATTACCGAGCAGGATGTGGTGAAGGAAGGGTTTGCCGATAAGGACCGCGACTGGTTCATTCAGATGTATTGCCAACACAATGGCGGAGACGCCTTGCAGATCGTGAATCGGATAGAGTTCGACTACATGTAACCTCCCGAAAACAATTAAATTAGATACGGGGCGTTCGGCCGTTGGCGGCCGTTGGCCCCGTTTGTTTTGCATAAACATGGATCAGTTTATTGAACAATTAAAACATGGATATAGAGCACAGGCCCGCGCGGCGCCTGGATGGTTACTGACATAAGGCGACACAAGGCGTCAGGAGGCGTCAGGAGGCGTCAGAACAGGACAGGAGGCGACAGCTGCGACGTAAGGCGTCAGGAGGCGACACGAGTACCTTCCCTTTCGAGAATATTTCGCGCTACTCATCGACCATCGAATCGGTTTTTTCAATCAGCGTGAAAGAGGCAGGGGCATGGCGTTTTCATCCGATGATCAGACAGCTGTCGAACAGGCCATCCGGGATCTGGCCACCGGGCAGCGGGTGGTGCGCATGACTGTGGCGGGCAAGTCGATGGAGTTCGGCCAGTCGGATCTGGGGCAGCTGCGCGGGTTGCTGCAGCAGGTCAGCGAGGATGTGGCCGCGGCGGCGGTAACGCAGGCGCCCAGCTACGTGTTGACCCGGTGCGGGAAGGGGCTTTGATGCGCTTGGATGCAGCCAGCCATTCTCCGATCATAGACCGCCACGGGCGGCCCTTTGTGTCGGCCGCAGCGGGAGAATATGCGGGTGGCTTCGAGGGCGCGACCACTGGCAACCGGCTGGCGGACTGGGGCCTTTCTTCCATGGGGCCCAATGCGGCGGTGGAGGGCTCGCTGGCCACCTTGCGCAGCCGGCAGGCCGAGCTGGTGCGCAACAACCCTCTGGCCGGCGGCGGGGTGGATACCATCGTGGCCAATATGGTGGGCCGCGGGATCCGGCCGCTATGGAATTTTGACGACAAAGAGGTGTTAAAGCGCGTCCAGGACGAGTGGTACGATGATGTCAACGATGCGGACGCGGACGGCGTCTGCTCGTTTTACGGCCTGCAGGCCCTGGCCACGCGCACAATGGTCAACTCCGGCGAGGCCTTCGCCGTGTATTCCTATCCGGCGCCGCACGAAGGGCGCGCAAATCCGGTGCAGATCAAGATCTTCGAGGGGGCCCAACTGGACGAGGGCTACACCCAGACGGGGGGCGACGGCAACGGCATCCGCCTGGGCATAGAGATGCGCGCCGGGCGGCGGGCGGCCTATCACTTCTTTAAGTCCCACCCGGGCGAGCCCTACTTTTTGAACAGCTTTGAGCGGATGCGGGTCCCGGCCACGGAAGTTGCGCATGTGTACCGCCCCTTGCGGCCCGGCCAGCTGCGGGGCATCCCCTGGTTTCACAATATCGTCTTAAAGCTGCACGACATCGACCAGTGCGTGGACGCCGAGCTGGTGCGGCGCAAGACGACCACCATGTTCGGCGGCTTCATCAAGCAGATCACGCCGGGCGGTTTTTTGCCGGGCGGGGCAACGCCAGGTGGCATGCCGGGCAACCTGCTGGGCCACCAGAGCGGCACGACCAACGCTGCGCCGGTGATCGATCTGCGGCCGGGCACCTTTCCCCAGCTGCCCTCTGGCTGGGACGTCAGTTTTGCGCAGCCCACGGACGTGGGCGGCAACTATGTGGCCTGGATGGTCCAGCAGCTGCGCGACGTGGCCAAGGGCATGGGCATCACCTACGAGCAGCTGACCGGAGATCTGGCCGGGGTAACCTACACATCGATCCGCGCCGGCCTGCTGGATTTTAGGCGGCGCCTGGAGCAGCTGATCGCCATGTCGCTGGTCTACCAGTTGTGCCGGCCCTACGCCTGGCGCTGGCTGGATTTGAAGGTGGTCTATGGGGCCATCGTGATCCCGGACTACTTCGCCCGCCGGCATGTTTACCGGCGCATCGACTGGCAGCCGGACGGCTGGGACTGGGTGGATCCGGTCAAGGACGTGCGGGCCGCCATCATGGAAGTGCGCGCCGGCTTTAATTCGCGCCAGCGTGTGGTGGCCAGGCGCCACGGTGTGGACGTGGAAGATATCGACCGGGAAATCAAAGAGGACAACGATCGCGCCGACCAGTCCGGGCTGGTCCTGGACAGTGACCCGCGCAAGACGACCAGCGGGGGCATCTATCAGGACGGCGGGCAATCCGCCGGCCGGGACGGCGATAAAGAGGAATAGGCCATGAAGAAGAACGACATCGAGCACCAGGGATCTCCATCCAGTATGCCGGGCGCCGGCATGCAGGTGCCCACGCGTCTTTTGGGCGTGCCGCTTTTGGTCAGCCAGGCCGAGGCGGAGCTGATGCTGGCGGCGCTGTCGGGCCGGGTTCCAGCCGGCATGTTCTTCGGAATGGCGGACGAGCGCGAGCGTTCCTATGAGGTGGTCAACGGTGTCGCCGTGCTGCGCATCGTGGGCGGGCTGATCTACCGGGGTTACGGCTGGTACTGGCGCAGCACTTACGGCGATATCCGCGCCCAGTTCCGGGAGGCCCTTTCGGACAGCTCGGTGGCGGCCATCGTGTTCGACGTGGATTCGCCCGGGGGCGAGGTGGCCGGCTGCTTCGACCTGGTCGATGAGATCTACGCCGGCCGGGGGGCCAAGCCGATTTTTGCGGTGGCCAACGAGGATTGCTTTTCGGCGGCTTACGCCATCGCCAGCGCTGCGGATAAGGTGTTCGTGCCGCGCACGGGCGCGGTGGGCTCGGTGGGCGTGATCGCCATCCACTACGAGCAGTCCAAGTGGGAAGAGCGCGTGGGCGAAAAGTACACGGCCATTTTCGCGGGGGCGCACAAGAACGATTTTAGCATGCACCAGCCGCTTTCCGACGCGGCCCGGGCGGTGGGCCAGGCCAGTGTGGACAAGGCCTTCGATCTTTTTGTGGCCACCGTGGCGCGCAATCGCAACCTTTCCCCGGAGGCGGTGCGCGGCTTGCAGGCGGCCATTTACGAGGGAGAAGACGCCGTGAAGGCTGGATTGGCCGATGGTGTTCGGACGTTTGAAGAGGTGTTGGCCGATATGGGCCGCAAAAATACTTCCAACCAAGGAGGAGCGAACATGGAATTTGCACAGATCTTCACGGGCCTGGCCGCACTGCTGGGCGATGCCGAACAGCGCCAGGCGGCTACGGAAAAGCTCGGCAAGATGGGCCTGGCGCCGATTGCCGACCCGGCGGTGGCCGCCGCGGCCGTGGCCGAGGCCGAACAGCGCGGGCATGCGGCGGGCGTGAGCGCCGAGCGCACCCGGGCACAGGCGCTGGCCGAAAAGTGCGTGCTGGCCAGAACCCCCCAGTTGATGCCGGCGCTGATCGGCGAGGGGGTCACGGCTGAGGCCGCGGCCACCCGCATCCAGGAGGCGCTGCACAACACGGACCCCTCCAAGGGGCTGGACAACAGCAATTCGGGCCTTTCGGCCAGCGGCGCGGATTATGTGATCGCGGACGCCAAGCGCCGGGCGGGGATTAAGTAAAGGGCGCCGGGCGCGGGTAGCGCCCAGGCTACATATCGACACGACTCAGACAGAAAGGATACGGCCATGCCAGTGCAGGCGGAAGGTAAGCGGTTGTACGACGGGTTGGTGGGTGAAGTCGAGTCCCCCTCGCGCTTTTCGCGTGAGGAGGTCACGATTCTATCCGGCGAGAATATCGGGGTGCTGGAGGTGCTGGGCAAGGTGAGCAAGGTGATCCCCACCACCGGCACGGCGAACGCCGGCAACACGGGCCAGGGCACCATGACCCTGGTGACCGGCGGCGATGACACCCAGGTGGGCACCTACACGATCACCTGCATCACGGCGGCCTCCGGCGCCGGCGCCTTCAAGGTGGTGGCGCCCAATGGCGAGGCGCTGCCGGATGCGGCGGTGGGCGTGGCCTACGCCAACGATCAGCTCAATTTTACGATCAACGACGGCACGCCCGATTTTGCGGTGGGCGACAGCTTCACGGTGGCGGTGGCGGCCGGCTCGGGAAAATGCGTGGCCATCGACTTTGCGGCCGTGGACGGTAGCCAGCAGGCCTATGGGATCGCGGCGGGGGATTATGACGCCACCTCGGCCGACGTCAAGGGCGTGGCCATCGTGCGCGATGCCGTGTTCATCGAGAGCGCGCTGGTGTGGCCCACGGGTGCCACGGCGGGTCAGAAGGCGCGGGCCCTGGCGGAACTCAAGGCGGCCGGCATCGTCACCCGCGTGGCGGCCTAAACCCAATCCAATTTGTCCCGAATTACGAGAAGAAGAGGAGTTAGAGAAATGCTGAATCCGTTTGCCACCGATGCCTTCAATCTGGTGACGCTCTCCAGCGCCATCAACATCATGCCCAATAACTACGGGCGCCTGCGCGAGCTGAATCTTTTCCCCGGCGTCGGGGTGCGCACGCGCTCGATCATCGTCGAGGAGTTAAACGGGATACTCAACCTTTTGCCCACCCGCCCGGTGGGCTCGCCCGGCACCATGGCCCAGCGCGAAAAGCGCAACGTGCGCTCGTTCGTGATTCCGCATATTCCGCACGATGACTGGATCGATCCGTCGGAGTATGACGGGATTCGCGCCTTTGGCACCGAAAACCAGATCGCGGCTCTGGCTCAGGTGGTCAACAACCATTTGCAGTCCGCGCGCAACAAGCACGCCATCACCTTGGAGCACCTGCGTATGGGGGCCTTAAAGGGCCTGATCCTGGATGCCGACGGCTCCACGCTCTACAACCTGTTTACCGAGTTCGGCATCACCAAGAAGATCACCTATTTTGCTTTGGCCACGGACACTACAAACGTCCAGAGCAAATGCTTCGAGGTGTCGCGGCACATCGAGGATAATTTAAAGGGCGAAGTCATGACCGGCGTGCACGCCCTCGTCTCGTCCACCTTTTTCGACGGGCTGATCGCCCATCCGCTGGTGCGCGAAGTCTACGCGGGACATGCGGCGGCCATTCAATACATGGGAGGCGATCCGCGCAAAAAGTTTGTCTTCGGCGGCATCACCTTCGAGGAGTACCGCGGCACGGCCACGGACCTGGCCGGCACGGCACGGCCCTTCATTACCGCGGGCAAGGGCATCGCCTTTCCCATGGGCACCAACGACACCTTCAAGACCAACTTTGCGCCGGCGGATTTTCTGGAAACGGTCAACACCCTGGGCCTGGAGATCTACGCCAAGCAAAAGCCTTCCAAGTTCGACCGGGGGATCGATCTCCACACCCAGAGCAACCCGCTGCCCTTGTGTCTGCGGCCGGGGGTGCTGGTGGAGCTGGATCTGGCGGCTTCTGCGGGCTAACCGAGGCGAATTAATCGGTCGACGGGGGGCGCCTCGGCGCCCCTGGCGATGACGGGGAGCCAGTCGTGGATGTAGCACAGACAAAAGCCTTTATGTTCGAGCGGCTGTTCGCGGCGGATTTTGCCGACACGGTGACGCTCAACGGCGTGGTGCTTACCGCCCATGCGCTCGAACAGGGCCGCGAAGAACGCCCCGGCGGCATATCGGATTTTATCGAGATCGAGTTTCGGCTGGCCGATTACATCTCGGTCAATTACGCCGGCGATATGGTCGACATCAACGGCGTTACTTGGCACTGGCCGGTTGAGATCAGACGCGATGCCCATACGCGCGTCGTGCGCTTTACCCGCAACCAGCGTCCGCGGCCATAGAGGTCATGGTGCGATGAATATTTACGACCTGATGAACCTGGTGGTTTCGGCGGTGGCCGATGACGGTGCCCTTAAGGTGGCCTGCCAGGACTGGTATGGCGCCGACCAGCGCGTCTTTATTGACTGCAACAGGTCTAACCCGCCGGATCCGGCGGACGGCCCCATAATCCAGTTCCACTCGCCGGGCATGCGGGGCGGCGAAGAACAACGCGATGCCGTTTACGAATTTTTTGCGTCTGTGGACATCTATGACAATGCCCTGGCCGAGCGCAGCGAGGACAATGTGGTCGAATTTTCCGGTACGGCCAGGCTGCATGAGGTCATCAAGCGGGTCAAGGACGATGCCCGCGCGGCCGTCGATATTGACGGATGGTATCTTTCCATCGAAATCGAAACCAATACCATCGACCTGTGGCCGATTTTAACCGGAGATGTCCATTTCTTATGGCGGCGTTCCCTGGTGATCGGTGAGGACCCCTTGGATTTTTAACCAACTATCACGGCAAGAAGGAGTACTCCCATGGCGCAGCAAAAAGGGGCCAATGCAGCGATACTGATCGGCGTGCAAGATGACATCTCCACGCCGGCCACGGCCGGTCTTTTGATGCCGGTCAATTCGTGTTCGGTGGTGCCGGACCAGACCATCAATAAATCCGGAACGCTGACCGGCGGCCGCAACCCGGTGCAACCGTTCAGAGGAAATAAAAACGTGGGCGGCCAGATCGTGGTGCCGGTCGATTCGCGGGCCATGTGGCATTGGCTGCAGCTCATGTTCGGCGATCCGGTCACGGCCGGCGGTGCGGCTGCTGCCTGGCAGGCTACCAACAACTATGCCTTGGGCGCGGTAGTGATTCCCACGGTGCCCAACGGGCGCTATTACGAGGCCACGGCCGATGCCGGCTCAAGCGGCGCATCGCAGCCCACCTGGCCGACGACCATCGGTACCACCGTTGTAGATGACGGCATCACCTGGACCTGCCGGGCCTTCGTGCATAAGTTTAAGGTGCCGGACAGCCAGCCATACTTCACCCTTGAAAAGCAATTCGAAGACCTGACCACGGCCAAGTACGAGCAGTACTACGGCTGCAAGATCGGATCTTTTGCCATCGAAGTGGGCGGCGACGCCGAGCTGACCGCCAGCATGAACGTGCTGGGGGCCGATTATGACATCGAGGATGCCTCCATCGATTCTTCGCCCACCGACGTCAAAGCCACCCTGGACCGCGTGGCCAACTTTCAGGCCGCCCTGCTCGAAGCGGGTTCTGCGGTGGCCAATGCGCGCAGCATTACGGTCAACATCGACATGGACCTGGACGGCGATCAGTTCGTGATCGGCGGCGGCGGCGTGCGAGGCGATATCCCCGAAGGCATCGTGGGGGTGTCTGGCCAGTTGGTGGTGTTGTGCGACGATGCGGCCTTTGCCCTTATTCAAAAGGGCATGGACGTGACCGAAACCAGTTTAAAATTGACGATCACCGACACCACCACTTCGGTCTTTGAACTGGAGATCCAGGAGTTGGAAGTGTCTGTGGCCGGCGTACCCATCGAGACCCCCCGGGGCTTGACGGTCACGCTCAACTATCAGGGCTTTTACGCCAACGGCAGTGAGACCTCGGTGGTGGTGGCGCGGCTGACCAATGTGGACCAGCACGCGGCCTAAGTAAATGGAGGTGTGCGCGGCCGGCGAAGGGATCGCCCGGTTGCGCTGGTTGGGGAGACGAACCGGGACGGCCCCGGAATAACGGGCCGGGGCCGTTTTTGGGATGCTTCGGGCGAAAGCAAAACCGATTCAAAAAAAGGAGCGGCGGAGATGCGAGTAATACCATTAAGCGACGGCCAACCATTTGATGTGCGGCCGTTGACGCGTGGAGAGATCCGCGAGATGGCCAAGGCCGGCCTGCCGGTAACGGCGGCCGGGTTTGCCGGCGGGATCACCTTCCAAAATTACGAATCCACGTTCGATGCCGTGGTGGCCACCCAGGCGCCGGATATGGATCGCCTGGCCATGCCGGACTACCGCAAGCTCTTCGATGCCATCGTGGCCGAGACCTGGGGGAGCAAGGACGAGGAAAAAAACTCACCGACGCCTGGGCCTTCTGCTCAGGCAGGGAGCAAATAGAGCGATGCGCCGAGTGCCGAAAGTGGAGCCTGAAGCTAAACGAGCCGACACCGTGCGATGCCTGCCAGTGGGCCGAAGCGGCGCCGCTATGGCCGGAGAACGCCCAAGCGTGGCAGCTATGGAGTGCGGTCTGCACGCAGTGGCGTTCGGGTGGCTGTGGGCGCTTGGGCCTGGATTACGTGGCCGTGCGCCTGTGCGCGCGTTGGCTGGGGCTGGATTGGTCGCTGGGGCTGTGGCGCAAGATTCAGGCGCTGGAGCGTTTCGAACTGGGTCGATCCTCGGACCGGGATGGTGGAGATGCTGCAAGTAACGGCGATCGTTAATGGGCTATCAAAAGCAGAGGCCGAAGTCCGAAGGGCGCAGGCCGACGCCATAAAGGCCGAGAACACGGCGGTGCGCGTAGATGGTTTTCGCCTGATGCGCTTGCTGCGGGCCGAGATCCGCAAGGGGGCGCCCGGCGGCCGGCGCTTTGCGCCGCTGTCCATGATCCGGCGCACGCTGGGACAAAGCGGCCGGCTGCGGGGCAACAACCCGTTGCAGAAGCTGTCGCGGGCTATCGGTTACGAGGTCGTCGGCCAGTCGCCGTTCTCCCTGAAGATTGGTTTTGTGGGCGCGGCCTCTTCCACCTCCTGGCGCAAGATCGCACAAGCCCATCAGGAAGGCTTTGCCACTTCGGCCGATGCGCCCTACTTCCGGCGGCGCAACGAGAGCATCCGCGAATACTTGCGCGGCCAGGGCTCTTTGGTCGATCGCACCATGTTCGGCGGCAAGAAGAGCCGGCGGCGCAATGTCTTTTTCCTGCGCAAGAGCACGGCCAGTTTGCGCACACCGGCGCGCCCGATCATCGATCCCTTCTGGCAGGCCCACGAGGATAAGGCGCGTTCTAATATCAGATCCAATTTCATTCGCAAGCTGCGCGGCGAGCGCATTTAGCACCATAGTGTAACCCCCTTCGAAGGTGACCCGATGACCGATGTCAAGCTGTCGATCCTGCTGGATGCCAAGCAAAAGACGGACGCCGCCTTCGCCTCGGTGCGTAATAACATGCAGTCCCTGGCGGGCACGGTCAACGTGATGAAGGGAGCCCTGGCCGGGCTGGCCGCCGGTGTGGGCATCGGCGCGGTGGTGTCCGGCATCAACTCGGTGACCAGCGCCGCCAGCGACATGCGCGAGACGGTCAGCAAGGTCAACACCTTGTTTGGCGGCGAGCAGGGCGCGGCGCTTTCGCAATGGGCCGACGGTGCCGCCGTCTCCATGGGCCTTGCCAAGCAAGAAGCCCTGGATGCCGTGGGCACCATGGGCAACATGTTTTTGCAGCTCGGGGCCGGGGCCGACGAGGCCGCCAAGGTGTCCACCAGCATGATCAAGCTGTCGGCGGACATCACTTCTTTTCAAAACGTATCTGGCGGTGCCACCCAAGTCATCGAGTCCATGCAATCGGCCTTCCGCGGCGAGTATGACTCGCTGCAACGCTACATTCCCACGATCAACGCCGCCGCGGTCGAGCACCGGGCGCTGGCCGAAACCGGTAAGTCCACGGCCAAAGAGCTGACCAACATCGAAAAGGCCATGGCCACCTATGCCCTGGTCATGGAGGGGGCAGGCGCTGCTGCTGGCGATCATGCCCGTACCAGCGGGGAGCTTGCCGGGCAACAGCGCATCCTCGATGCGCAAATGAAGGACCTGCGGGCCAACATCGGCGAATCACTGATCCCGGCCTACACCGACGTCATCAGCAAGACCAACGCCTGGATCAGCGCCAACAAGGGCCTTGTGGCCCAACGGGTGGACGGCTTCGTGGATGCCACCACGGCCAGCCTGAAGCGCATGGTGGATGTGTACAGCGCCATTCCTTCCGAGATTACCACGGCGGCCGGCTATGGCCTCGTGGGCCGGGTGGTGTTTGGCGGCTGGGGGCCGGCCAAGATCGTGGGCGGATTGGTCCTGATCAACGAGACCCTGGGAAATTTTAATACCAACATCGGCAGCATTGGCGAAAGCTGGCGCGAACTGGGCAAGATCGCCGACGAGGCCCTGGCTGAACTTGATAGGCGGGCCAAAAAAGCAGCGCCGGCCGCCCTGCTGAGTTCTCACGGTTCGAGCGATTTGCTTCAGAGCGCCCATGGGGGTGCTTCCGTAAACGCGCCCGCCGGCGCACCAACCCCAAAAACGTCCCTCGAAGGCGGATTGACCGATGCCTTCGGCGAGCTGGACGCTTTTGAAACCCGCTTTCGCAAGACCTGGGAAAACCAGCGCACCGCCGCCGACAAGATCCGGGCAGAACAACAGAAATTGTGGGACGACCTGCACGAAATGGAGGTCATGGCCCTATCCGAGTACGACGACAACATGCTCCAGGGCCTGGCCGACACCGAAGCGGCGCTCAAAGAGATGCGCCAGGTGGCCAGCGACAACGCCATCACCTTCGAGTTGGACACCTGGTTTGGCGAACTGGACCAGGCAGAGGAAAAGCTGCGCGAGACGTCGAACAAGATGATCGATCTCAGTCAGCACACGGCCGAATCCATGGCCGACAACGTGTCCGACCTGTTCTTCGACGTGATCACCGGCCAGTTCACCAGCCTGGAAGAGTACGCCACGGCAGTGCTGCGCTCGATCGCACGGGCCATGTCGGACATGATGGCCAAGCTGGCGGTGGAGGGAGCCGCTAAGGGACTGGGCGGCTTATGGTCTTCGAGTTCTTCTCACACCACCCCGGTGCCAGAATCACAGCTCGGCGTCGAGTTTCACACCGGCGGCATCGTAGGCCAAACGGCCGCCCGCACACGATCCATGCCCGCCGGCACCTGGGACCATGCCCCGCGCTTTCACGGCGGGCTTTTACGGGCCGATGAGTACCCTGCCATTTTACAGCGCGGCGAAACCGTACTTCCGGCCGGCATGCGGGCCGGAGGCGGCGCCGTCGCAGCCCAGGCCCCCCAGGTCGAAATCCACATCTACACCGACGGCGAAGAAAAGCGCGTGACGCGCCAGGAAACCAGCTTTGACGGCGTCAAGACCGTGTGCGAGCTTTGGCTGGAGGGCTACAATTCTGGGCGCTTCGGCATGCGCCAGGCGCTGGGGAGGTCATAGACATGGCATGGCCAAGCATCGCGGCGCCCACTCGCATCCAGGCAAAGCACATCAAGGGGCAGCACAAGAGCAAGATGGAGACCGGCCGCGTGATCTCCGGCGCCAAGCATGTGGTGGGCATGCTCTCCTTGACGCTGTACTGGGATGCCATGACCCAGACCGATCTGAATTCCCTGCTGGCGGCCCATGAGTCCGATGCGGGCGGCACTTTCAGTTGGACCCACCCGCTGACCAATGTGACCTACACCGTGGGCTATGCCGAAGACGAGATTGCGCATGACCTCTCCGGCGCCAAAGTGAACCGCTACGAAGTGCAAGTGGCCCTGGAGCAACGCTAAATGCTCGAGCTAAACGCCAACTACATCGCCAAAAAAAACCTCACCGCCGATGCCGGCGCCTGGGTGTGGCTGGTGCATGTGCGCTATGCCGTGGGCCAGTACCTTCGCTTTGCCGTCAACCAGAACGCCGACGTGGTCTGGAATGGCGCCAGCTGGCAGTGGATGCCGATTGAAATGGGTCCCATGCGCCAGGAAAAGGGCGCCGTTCCCACCATGAACCTGCGCATCATCAACGCCAATAAACTTCTGACCGGCTACATGGAGCAATACAGCGGCCTGGTGGGCCAGCCGGTAGTCTTTTACGGGGTGCATTCGGCGCACCTGGATGTCACCACGCGTATCCCCACCTTCGCATTCACCGTGACCGGATCTTCGGTCACCGGGCTGTGGGCCAGTTTCAACCTGTCGGTGGTGCCCAACCCCTTTAACATGCCGGACCCCAAGGACAAGCTGCTCAAAAACTTCTGCCGCTTCAACTTTCCCAACTCCCTGGACAGCCGCTGCCCCTACACCGGCAGCACTTACACCACCTGCGACAAGACCCTGGCGGCCTGCATCGTGCGCAACGCCGCGCTTTCCTACCGCTTCGGCGGCTTTCCGGCCATCGGCCAGAACAGGATTTACGTGTGATGCCCACCGGCCCTGGCAAAATAGACCATCGCAAATACCTGCTGATCCCCTATCGCCTGGCCGATTGCTGGGAGTTGATCCGGCGCGTCTTTGCCGATTGCGGACAAGCGCTGCCCGCCTTTGCCGTGGCCGCCGCAGATGCCGCCGCCATCGCTGCCCAGGTGGATGCCGCCCGGCCGTCATGGCGCCGCCTGGATGCGCCCGTGGCCCCCTGCGTGGTGGCCATCTGCAACGACGACCAGGACCCTTCGCGGGTCAACCACTTCGGCGTCTACTTGGGCGAAGGGATTGTGCTGCACACCTTGGAAGCTTCCGGGCCGTGCGTGTGGCGCCTCAACCATCGCTGGTGGGCGCCGCGGATCGAGGGGTACTATGTCCCAGCCGAATAACGAGCTTTTGCCGGCCCTGATCCGGCACGCCGCCAGCCTGGCCCTGCCGGCCGACGATGTGTTGTGCCTCTATGTGCGCAACCCCTTAGAGCCCGTGGCCTCGGCCGTCCCGGCACGCTTTGCCTGCGACGGCGGAACGGCCCGGGACTATGCCAGCCGCGTGGCTGGAGAAGGCGACTTCGCCCTGGGCCTGGAAGGCCAGTTGATCGATCCGGATCTGATCTTGCGACCCGGGGATGTTTTGGTGATCTGCCCGGTGGCCGGCGGCGGTGATTTCTTCCGGCTGTTTGCGGCCATCGTGGTCACTGTTTTGGCGGCCTGGACCCAGCAGCACTGGGCCTATGGCGGTATTTGGGGCGCCTATGCGGCCGGCGCGGTGGTGGCCATTGGCGGCATGTATGCCGTCAACTCCATGTTTCCGGTCACTCCGGCCGCCATGGGTCGTTTAGACGACGCCTCCCTGGAGCGCTCCTCCAACTACGGCTGGGGCATGCCCAGCAACGCCTGGCAAGAGGGCGGGGTGTTGCCGGAACTGATCGGCGAGCGGCGCTTTGCTCCCCCACGCATCGGCGCCTATCGATTTTTAGCGGCCAATAGCCAGGCGCGCCAGCGGCTGCGCTTGCTTTATGCCATGTGCGGCAATGGCATCGATGCCCTAACCGACGCCGATGTGTATTTAGACGGCGTGGTGATTACAGGCTATCCGGGGGCATCGTACCGCTACACGCGCGGGCTACCAACCGAAAGCCGTATTTTGCCATGGTTTCAAAACACCCAAACCGAGGTGCAGCACGGCATCGATTTGCCGGACGCGGCGGCCGAGGCCTACAGCCATTTTTTAAACGTGGCCGGATTGGCCGAGGGGAGCTACATCCCGGCCCCCTATCATACGATCGCGGCCAATATCACCCAGTTAGATGTTCAATTGGCCTTTTTGTTTGATACGGAAGAAGCTCTATCGTTTTACGCCGACGCGAACAACTACCTGATAGCAGAGTATCGTTTGGCAGGTTCGGCGGGTGCTTGGACGGCGGTGCAATTACCATTTGTAAATCCGCGCACCTGGCATGTCACCTGGCTGCCGGAGTACCAGACGCACGGCGACTATGTCACCTTGCGCATCGATGGCCTTCCGAGCGCAAGTTACGAGTTTCGCTTTGGGTTAAATCTTGCCCATAGCAGTCTTGCCGTGGAAGCGGCGCGCGTGCGCATTGCCTGGTTGCGGGGTTACTCATCGGTATCGGAGATGGCCACGGTCACCACCGAAGGCGAGGATATCACGCGCCTCGGTGTGGGTTTGTTGTGTCCCGGCGGGGTGTACCACCTAAACGATCTCGGCGATTTTGAAAACCACACGGTATCGGTGTCGGTAGCCATACGGCCTTATGGTGCCACCGCGTGGACCGCTGTGCGCCGCGTGGATATTACGGCGGCGACGAGCGAACCGATACGGCGCTTCGAAGAATTCGTGGGTCTATCCGCGGATCAGTGGGAAGTATCGGTTTTCATCTCTGGCACCATGCCAACCGAAAACCGCTACCGCCACGACGTCACCTTCGAGTTTTTGCAAGAAGGCATCGACCAGGCTTTTTCATACCCCGGGGTGGCCTTGCTGGCCGTGAACGTGCCGGCCCTGGAGCAATTTGCCGGGCAATGGCCGGTGGTGGAAGTCAAAGCCAAGACCAGCGATTATGCTTCCGGCACGCGTGCATCCACCAACCCGGCCTGGGCCGCATACTACCGCTTGCTGGAAAAATACGGCGTGCCGGAAGCCGACATAGAGTCCGCCCACTTTGAGGCCTGGGCCGCTTTTTGCGATGCCCAAAATCTTACCGTCAGCCTGTATCTGG